GCCAATCTATCGTTCGCTCCAAGACCGGGTACAGTCCTCATAGGCTATGATAATCTGCCTGATCAAGGGTATGGGAATCCTAACTAATGTTTCCAGCACAAAAGACCGCTGCACAAGTAGCTTCTGTACCTGCTCCAGTAGGTGGCTGGAATGCTCGTGATTCTATTGCGAACATGGAACCTACCGATGCTGTCGAGTTAATCAACTTCTTTCCATCCTATTCAAACGTAGTTCTACGCGGTGGGTACTCTAACCACGCTACAGGAATAACTGGTCAGGTTGACACTTTGATGAACTACTCGACTGGTACGGGTGAGGAGCTGTACGCAATTGCCGGAACACAGATATATGACGTTACCTATGCTGGTGCAGTAGGTGCGCCTGTAAAGGTAGGCTTAACAAACGCTCGATGGGAATTCATCAATGTCACGACTGGCGGCGGTAGCTATCTATACCTAGTCAATGGTGTAGACGCTCCATTGCTATTTGATGGCACTACATGGGCCTCTATTACTGCTGTATCGCCTATCGCTATAACAGGCGTTACAAGTACAACATTAGATAATATTACTCTGTTCAAGAACAGGGTATGGTTTACGCAAAAGAACTCATTAAAGGCTTGGTACTTGCCAACTAATCAAGTCGGTGGAGCAGCACAAACTCTCGATCTAAGCTCTATTGCTAAGTTTGGCGGACACATTACAGACGTAGCTACATGGACGATTGACGCTGGATATGGGGTTGATGACAACCTAGTATTTATTACAAGCAATGGCGAGGTCATCGTGTACTCAGGCACAGACCCAGCAAGCTCTGCTACTTGGGCATTGGTTGGCGTATGGAAGCTAGGCTCTCCGATTGGTGATCGCTGCTTCATGAAGTACGGTGGTGACATCCTAATCATGACATACGATGGATTAATACCCCTCGCAGCATCACTACAAAGCTCTAGGCTCGATCCTCGTGTCGCTTTGAGTAACAAGATACAAGGCGCGTTTACTGCCGCTTCTATACAGTATGCAGACCACTTTGGCTGGCAGATACATTACTCAGCCAAGAATAACGCTGTATGGGTAAATGTGCCTGTAGATGAGGGCAACAATCAAGAGCAGTATGTGATGAATACGATTACCAAATCTTGGTGCAAGTTTCAAGGCTGGGAAGCCAACTGCTGGGAAGCGTTCGGAGATAATCCATACTTCGGCGGCAATGGCGTTGTAGGCAGGGCTTGGGACACAACCTATACAGACAATGCAACAGACATTAATACTAACGTGCTGCAAGCGTTTAACTACTTTGAGCAACGTGGTGTAAAGAAATACTTTACTAGAGCTAGACCTTCTATATTTACGGACGGACTGCCTTCTATCCTAGTCTCAATGAACATTGACTACGATATATCTGATCCTACAGCAGCACTGTCTTACTCTCCTAGCTCGTATGGGCTATGGGATACAGGGATATGGGATGCGTCAGCATGGGGACAAGGACTAATGATTACTAATAACTTTCAAGGGATTACGGGGATTGGGTATTGCGGCGGTATACACCTTAAAAGCGCATCTCAGGGCTTGCAACTTGAATGGGCGGCAACTGACGTAGTTTATCAAACTGGATGGGCTGGCATATAGTACAAGGCGATTCTGTTGGTGTATGGGTAGCAGAACAGACCACAGGATCGTACCATTGCAATTCATCAGCCATAGGGCTGGAACGAGAGGGGCAGATAGTTGCAGGGGTGATCTACGAGAGCTTTATGGACACCACCATTACCTGTCATATTGCAGTAGCAGGGCGAATGAATAAGACATTCATAGCTGCGATATTTAACTATCCGTTTATAGTATGTAACGTAGAGAAGATAGTAGTACCGATCACTGAAGAGAACGATAAAAGCATTAAGCTAGTAAAGAATATGGGCTTCACTGAAGAGGCTAGAATAAAGAGAAGTAACGGTGATATGATATTTTTTACGCTGTTGAAAGATAAATGTAAATTTTTAGGAGGCAAGTATGGGTAAGAAATCACCAGCACCACCACCAGTACCAGACTATGCTGGCGCTGCTCAACAACAGGGCGCGGCTAATATAGAGTCAGCTAGGGCTACAGCAAAGTTAGGTAATCCTAACATCTACGGGCCATTAGGCAGTCAGACTATTAGCTACGAGGGTGATATACCTACTGTTCGTCAGAGTCTAACACCAGACGCTCAAGCTACCTTAAATGCTCAGCAAGGTGTAGAGAGATCGCTTGCAGAATTAGGTCAGCAAGGTGTTGCACAAGCTAAAACCATACTAGGTACGCCGTTTAATCCTAACCTGCCGGGTATAGATACAAGCATTGCAGAGTCAGTTTCACCAGTTAATCAAGCTGCATACAATGCTGGGAACGCACAGAGGTCTGTAGCTGGCCCTACTTTTCAGCAAGGTATAGATACACCTATTCCTGTCAATCAATCAGCATTTACCGCAGGCAATGCACAAGGGTATGTTACTGGCCCTAATCTACGGCAAGGTATTGATACGTCAGGAATAGCAGCAATGCCTGTAAACGCTGGTATGACAGGCCAGCAAGCAATTATGTCTAGGCTACAGCCTCAGTTAACACAGAATGAGAATGCAACAAGGCAGCGTCTTGCAAATCAAGGCTTAGTTTCAGGTGGAGAGGCTTACAACAACGAAATGCGTACTATGGGCCAGAACAGGAATGACTTAGAGCTACAAGCTGCTGCACAAGGTATTAATCTTGATGCAATGATGAATCAGCAGGGTTTTGGACAGGCTCAGGCACAAGGTCAGTTTGGTAATGAAGCTCAACTAGCTCAATTTAATGCTGGATTGCAGAATGCTGGATTAGGAAACGCTGCGCTTCAACAGAATTATCAAAACCAAATAGCCGGGCAAGCTGCTCAGAATGCAGCCATTGCTCAAAACTACAACCAGCAGTTAGGTATGGCTCAATTTGGTAATGAAGCGCAGCAATCACAGTTTAACGCTGCTTTGCAGAATGCTGGCATGAGTAACACTGCGCTCCAGCAAGACTACCAAAACCAATTGGCTGCACAAACTGCACAGAATGCCGCTATTGCACAAAACTTTAACCAGCAACTAGGTATGGCTCAGTTTGGCAATACAGCACAGCAACAGAGCTTAGATCAGCAACTTGCATTGCGTAACCAGCCATTAAACCAGATCACGGGCTTAATGAGTGGATCACAAATACAGATGCCGCAGTTTCAAGGCTATCAAGGCGCTAATATTGCTGCTGCTCCGATCTATCAAGGCGTACAAGATACGTTTCAAGGTCAGATGGATCAGTACGCACTCAAGCAACAATCTAAAAATGCTGGAATGGGTGGAATGATGAGTACATTAGGCTCACTTGGCGGCGCTGGAATGATGGCATTCTAATGTTAGGATTAGCTTTCTCAGGTGGTAAAGATTCTCTAGCTTGCTGGTATCTATACAAAGCTAAGAACCCTATTGTGTTTTTTGTTAACACTGGAAAAACATATCCTGAGACGATGGCTCTTGTAGAAGAGATTAGAGCAGAAGCGGTCGAATTCATTGAGATTAATGTAGATCAACAAGCTCAGATTGACGCTAATGGCATACCTAGTGACATTGTGCCAATAAACAACACATTAGATGGAATGAGTGTTTCTGGTGAGAAACCTGTCCTTATACAAAGTTACTTAAACTGCTGCACTGAGAATATAGCTGTTCCACTTCTTAATGCAGTAAAAGAGAGAGGCATAACTCAGTTAATTAAGGGTCAGCGTAATGATGACTCGTTTAAAAGCGAGTCTAGGCATGGAGTAGTTGTAGACGGCATTGAGTACATACAGCCTATAGAGAAGTGGACTGGCAAACAGGTATTAGACTTTGTGGCAACGCAGCGCGGTCAACTGCCAGAACACTTTAGCTTAAACCATAGTAGCCTTGACTGTTATGACTGCACAGGCTTTATGAAGGACTCAGCAGATAGGGTTGAATGGACTAAAGTTAACCATCCAGAACTATATGATAAGTATGCGTTAAACATGAGCAAATTAAAGGGTACAATCATTCCAATCGTTGAGCTAATGAGGTAGTTATGGCAAACAGAATAGTAAATTTCCAGATGCAGCAGCCGGGTGAGATGGCTAATCCACAGGTCGTTGGAGTAGGACAACAAAACCGCATGAAGTTAGCTGAAAGACTTAGGCAG